CATCGCTGAAGAAGCGTATGAGCGTTGTGGGGTTGAGATGCGGACTGGCTACCAGTTGCGCACGGCCCGTCGCAGTTTGAACATCATGACCATCGAGTGGGCCAACCGTGGCATCAACCTCTGGACGATCGACCAGGGCGAGATCGTGCTGAACACCAACCAGATCACCTACACGATTCCGGTTGACACCATCGACCTGCTGGATCATGTGGTTAGGACTGGCTCGGGCGTGAACCAGACGGACATCAACATCACCCGAATTTCGGAAACGACCTACTCCCAGATCCCGAACAAGTACGCCAACGGCCGGCCGATTCAGGTCTGGGTCAACCGGCAGTCCGGCAACACCAACTCAACGGCCAGCACCACGGTAGCGCAGACGGTAGTGGCCGGTGACACCACGATTACGGTCACCAGTGTGGCAAACCTGCCATCGTCCGGGTACGTCAACATCGACTCCGAAACGATCAACTACACGAACGTGTCCGGCAACCAACTGCTGAACTGCGTCCGCGGGCAAAACAACACAACGGCGGCCGGGCACAGCGTTGGGGCCAGCGTCTACATAACGTACCTGCCCAACATCACCGTCTGGCCCGCGCCCAACGCCGGCGGCGGGTATACGTTCGTCTACTGGCGGATGCGCAGGATCCAAGACGCCGGCAACGGCATCCAGACGCAAGACACCCCGTTCCGATTCATCCCCTGCCTGACATCCGGCCTCGCGTATTACCTGTCGATGAAGGTGCCGGAGGCCATGGGCCGGTCAGCCGAACTCAAGGCGGCGTATGAGGAGCAATGGGACTGGGCGTCAACGGAAGACCGGGAGAAGGCGTCGCTGCGCCTTGCGCCCCGTCAGATGTTCTGGTGATGTATGGCTACCCAATTTGCATCCGGCAAGTATGCGATCGCGGAGTGCGACAGATGCGCTCAACGGTACATGCTGAAGGAACTGAAGAAGGAAATCATCAAGACCAAGCTGTACCAGATCAAGGTCTGCCCGTCCTGCTGGGATCCTGACCAGCCGCAATTGAGCCTGGGCCTGTACCCCGTCTATGACCCGCAGGCGGTCAGAGAGCCGCGGCCCGATGTGAGTTACTATGTCTCGGGAACCAGCGGCTTACAGATAACGGGAGTCAACTCAAATGCTCAGAGTGGTACTGGCTTTAATGAAGAAGGAAGCCGAACGATCCAATGGGGTTGGTATCCAGTTGGAGGAGCGAGCGGATCAGACGCGGGCCTCACTCCGAACGATCTGGCAACAGTTTGCCAAGTGGGCAACGTCACCGTTTCAACGACCTAAGGAGTAGGACGTGAACAAGAAAGAAGTCAAGCAGATTGCGGACGAGGAAGTCCACAAGCACGAGCGAAACATGCACGGCCGCACCACCAAGCTCGCCAAGGGCGGCGTGACCACGCAGAGCGCCAAGGCCCACGGCCGCAACATCGCTCGAGTCATGAACCAACGCAGCCGGGGTCGGTAATGATCAAAGGCAAAGTTCCGCCCATGAGGGTTGACAAGCGGCATCTGATCAAAGAAAACGAACCTGCCGAGGCGTATGCAATGCCTCACACCATGGACGGCAAGCAGGTGACGATCGAGAGCACGATGGGCGCCGGCTATCCGGACGAAGCCAAGACAAGCGGCATCGTGGTGCGCGGCACCCGTAACCAGACCAAAGGCCGGATGGCCAGAGGCCCGATGGCATGACGTACGACGAACTTGTCACGGCGGTCAATGACTACGCGGAGAACAACTTTCCGACCGTAGACATCAACCGTTTCATCGAGCAGGCCGAGCAGACGATCTACAACACCGTCCAGCTCCCGTCACTGCGCCGAAACGTGACAGGTTCGTTGACGGCCGGCTTTCCGTACCTGTCACTCCCTACGGATTTTCTCTCGACGTTCTCCTTCGCGGTAATTGACTCGGCGGGCTCATACTTCTTCCTGCTGAACAAGGACGTCAACTTCATCCGGGAGTGCTACCCTAGCCCCACATTCCAGGCGCTGCCGCAGCATTACGCTCTCTGGGGGCCGCAGACAAGTCAGCCGAACTACCTGAGCTTCATCCTCGGCCCCACGCCCGATCAAGCGTACACGGTGGAACTGCACTACTTCTTCTACCCGGTGTCCATCATCCAAGCCGCCGTGAACACGCTGGGAACGCTTACAGGGGGCTCTGGCTACACCAACGGTCAGTACTTCAACGTAACCCTCACCGGCGGCACGGGGACGACCTGCACGGCCGATATCGTGGTGTCTGGCGGGGCGGTGACCAGCGTGAACCTGGTGAATGGCGGCTGCTACTACACGGTGGGCGACACGCTCTCGACCGCCGCCACCAACCTTGGAAGCGGCACCGGCACAGGATTCAACATCAAGGTTCTGGCAGTCAACAACCCGACGGGCACAACCTGGCTGGGGCAGAACTTTGATACCGCATTGCTGAACCAGACCTTGGTCGAGGCCATCACCTACCTGAAGGGCGAGGCCGACATGATCAAGCTCTACCAAGATCGGGCTGCCATGGCCATGGCGCTGCTGAAGCAACTGGGCGACGCGAAGGAGCGTGGCGACGCCTACAGAGACGGTCAAGTGAAGAGCAAAGTTCTATGATCACGCAGACCCAGACCACATCGTTCAAGCTTGAACTGTACGAGGCAATTCACAACTTCCTCGCCGACACGATGATGATCGCGCTCTACAACGCGAACGCCGATCTTGGCGCGTCGACGACCGCCTACACCGCCAGCAACGAAATCACCGGCACCGGCTACACCGCAGGCGGGCAGATGCTGACAGGCGCCACCGTGACATCATCCGGCACGGTGGCATACGTCAACTTCGCCAATGTGCTCTGGTCGCCGGCCGCTTTTACCTGCCGAGGCGCGCTGATTTACAATGCGTCGAAAGCCAATCGATCGGTCGCCGTGCTGAACTTTGGGGCCGACAAGACAGCTTCAAACACCTTCTTGATCACCATGCCGGCCAATAGCGCCGACACTGCAATCATCAGGAGTACATAGTGCTGATTACAACAACCAAAGGTCTGATGCAGGACTCCGATCTGGAGAAAAGCGAAGGCTCGGTTGACAACGACCACGAACTCACCACTTGGGTGGAATACCGCCTGAACGGTGAACTTGTCCATCGTTCCGTACACGTCAATCTCAAGAAGAACGTGTTTGCGGATGGCGTCGCGGCAATGCTCGCGTAAGGAAAAATCATGGCAAACGCTCAGGCAATGTGCACTTCGTTCAAGGGCGAACTGCTCTCGGCAACGCACAACTTCTCATCGGCCAACCCGGCCCACACGGCCAGCACGGCTGACAGCTTCAAGGCCGCTCTGTATCTTGCGTCCGGCTCGCTCGGCGCAACTACGACCGCATACAGCACCACCAGCGAAGTGTCGGGCACAAACTACACGGCAGGCGGTATCGCGGTGACCAACGCCACGAACCCGACCACCTCGGGCACAACCGGGTACTGGACGCCGTCGGCATCGCTGACTTACACGAACGTGACGCTCTCGACCGCCTTCGACACTGTGCTGATTTACAACAACAGCCAATCGAACAAGGCCGTGTCCGTGCATACGTTCGGCTCGCAGACAATTACTGCCGGCACCTTCACGCTAACCATGCCGAGCAATGCGGCCGGCACTGCGCTGATCAACATTGCGTGATCATGCGTTGTGACCTTCAAAGGATCAGCCTCTGATCAAGCGGCGCTGAATGTCGCAACCCCAGGCGTGTGCAACGCATGCCTGGGGCTTTTTCGTTTGGCGGTAGCTGAGTAATGGTTACCAAAGTTATATTCCTTACCAGCGGCACGACGTATGTGGTGCCGTCGGACTTCTCTGCGCCATACAGCTTTGAGGCAATTGGCGGTGGCGGTGGCGGCGGCTTTGGCGGTGGAAAAGGCGGCGGTGGCGGTGCGGCTTATGCCAAAGTAACTGATGCTGATGTCACGGTTGCAGCAAGCGCAACGGTCAACATAAGCATTGGCGCAGGCAACAGCAACGCTGCGGGCGGTGACACTTGGCTAAACATTTCAACCGCTTCCGCTCCGTCCTCAACAGCACAAGGCGTTTTAGCCAAAGGCGGCGGCCAACAAACTGGTGGGGCTTCAGGTTCTTCTGTTGGCTCAACAAAATTTAGTGGCGGCAGTGGAGGTTCCAACGGAGGCATTACAGCATCAAACGGTGGCGCGGGTGGCGCGGCGGGTCCATCAGGAGCCGGGCAGAACGGAGGATCTGGGTC